CCTCGTAGCTCTTGCCGCCGCTGGTCTGGCCGCCGCAGTCGAAGTGCTGGGTCCAGGCGAGGTCAGCCGAGTACTGCGTGCTCGTCCAATGCCATTCGGTCTCGAACTGGTCGGCCAGGTTGGCGTAGAGCAGCGCGCTCTCGAAGCGCGTGGGCAGCTCGCCGCCAACGCTCGTGGCCCAGGCGATCGCCGCCTTCCACTTCATCTTCTTCTCGGGCTTGGCGGGGAGCAGGAAGAGGTGATGGGCAGGGGCGCCGGTGCCGTCGAAGGCGATGCCGGCGTAGCGCTCGCCCTCCTGCGCCTCGACTGGTTGCGGCAGCGCGATCGCCGGCACAGCTGGCGCCGCGGCGACCGCAGGCGCCTGCGGCGCGAGGGCCGACAGGCGCGCGAGCAGCGCCTTCGACTCCTCCGTGAGCGCGACATTGATCTCTAGGGTGACGGGGGACATTGACGCTCCTGGAAGTGGCACGAAAAGGATCGAAGGACTAAGCCTTGAATCTGCGGACGGCGCGGGCGAGGCCCTCGTAGCTCTTGTCGTCGCTGCCCTGGTAGCCGTCGTAGAAGAGCTGGCTCCAGGCGATGTCAGCCGAGTACTGCGTGCTCGACCAGTACCAATCCTCATCGAAGGCCTCGGCGCCGCCCTCCTGGAATGCGGCGACGTCGGTCTGCGTGGGCAGCTCTTCGGTGTAGGGATAGCCAGGCGGCAGCGAGCTGGGGTTGTCGCCGTTGCGCCAGACGTAGTTCTCGCGCGTCGTCGGCTTGAGGTTGCGATAGCACAGCTCGAGCACGTCGCGGCTCGGGATCGCCCAGTCGCTGAACCCGCCGATCGAGAGCGAGGCGATCTGCTGCGCGAGCACGCTGCCGGCCTCGGCCATGGCCAGGGTGTTGGCGCGGCAGTCGAAGTAGCTGCGCGCGCCGGCGACGTCTTTGCGCTTGGGCGACCAGGCGCCCTTGATCTGGCCGGTCGCCTTGGGCGCGACGACGAGGCCGTAGGCGCCGTCGGGCATGGCGAAGTAGCCGGCGAAGTGGCCGCCTTCCATGGCGGTGCCGAATGTGAGAGCGGCCAGGGCCGCGACGCGGGGATCATTCATGGTGGTCTTTCGTGGTGGTGGTGGTGAAAACGGAGCACTCAGCCCTTGGCCGTGGCGCGCTCCCAGATCTCGTCGAGCTTGTCGCTCTGCTTGGGGGAGAGAGACAGGCCGGCGGCTAGGCGGCGCTCGATCGAGTCGATGAAGTCGCGGTCCCACTCGGAGAGACGCGACTCGCGCGCGACGCAGTCATCGATCAGCTGCTGGAAGTCGGCCTTCCCGTCGTCGGTGGGGAAGAGGTCGGGTGTGGGCATCACTCGATCTGCGCGCCCGGGGGCGGCATGCCTCCGATGGTGATGACGGTCTCGGCGGTGGCCACGTAGTGCCAGTCGTCGGCGTCGAGGCGCACGCTGCTGCCAACGCGCTCGCTGACCTCGTTGAACTTGTCGATGACGGCACGGCCGAGGTCGACGCCGACAGGGTGAACCTCAGTGACGCGGCCGCAGAAGACGCCGTCGAGCGCGCGCTTGGCCAGGATGTCGAGGTAGATCTGGACGTCGGCCAGTTCCTTGCGGGCCTCGGTCTCGTACTGGGCACGCGTGAGGTCGCCGCGCTCGAACTTCTTCCTGATGTTGGCGAACTCGCCCAACTCGCCGACGACGGCCTGCAGCCACTGCGCGGGGCTCCAGTCCGTGCCGTCGGGCTCGCTGTGCGCAAGCTGGCCGTGCTTGTTCCTGAACTGCGGTAGGCGCGCGGTGTTGGCGCCGCGCAGGGCGGCGAAGGTGAGGCCGTTGGTGCCGTAGCCCATGGCTCAGCCCTCCGCCTCTTCGAGCAGTGGCGCCTGGTCGGCGGTCGCCTGGGCCTTGCCCTTCTTCTTCGCGGCCGGCGCCTTCGCGGCCTTGGCCGGCTCGCCGGTCGCCTCGGCGCGCACCGCGTCGACGTCGATGCCGTAGCGCTTGGCGGTCTCGAGCAGCGCCGTGGGCCGCTCGCCGCGGGCGAACGACCAGGTTTCCAGCACGATCTTGTTGAAGAGAACGCAGTCGAGCATGAGCCCGGTCAACTGGGCGGCGTCCATCTTGTCGATGCGGGCCTTGAGCGCCGCCGGGCTCTTGTCACCCTGCAGCTTGGCGACGCGCCCTTCGTCCTCGTACTCGACCAGGTCCCACAGGGCATGGGCGAAGAGCTGCAGGTCGCCGAGGTCTCGCTCGCGGCCGGCGGCGGCGGCGCGCACCTTGTCGAGCAGCGCCAGGTTGAACGCGGTCTCGACCTTGGCCTTGGCCTCGTTGGCCTTCTCTTCCTCGATCCGCTTCTGGCGGTCGGCCTCGTAGTCGTAGGTGCTGCCCGTACTCTTCTTCTTCGGCTCGGTGACCTTGATGCCGGCACCCTTGAGGTCCTCGACCTTGACGACCTTGGTGGTCTTGCCGCCGCGCGGATCCTGCACGGTGGCGATCGTCACGTCGGCGCTCTTGGCGCCGGCCTTCTTGAGCAGGTCCTTGACCTTGGAGAGCTCGACGTAGCCGTTCTTGATGTCGCCGTCGGCGCTGACGATCTGGCGCGCCTTGCCGCCGGCGATGACCGTCTCGCCCTTGGCCTCGAGCGCCTGCTGCTCGCGCTTGAGCTGCGCCTTCTTCTTGGTGGCGAAGCAATCGGGGTCGGTGCAGATGTTCTCGCCGCTGGCGCGGCCGTAGAGATCGCCGTCGCGCTTGGCCTTGGTCTGGCCAGCGACGACATCGGCGAACAGATCGGGGCTGCAGCCGCTGCGCTTCGGGCAGGCATTGCAGGCGCCTGCGGTGGGGACAAGCTCGGCGTCGTCGAGCTTCCAGAGGGCGCCCTTGAGGTCGAGCATGTAGCGCTCGGCGAGGAAGTCACGGATCTCGCGGTAGCCACTTGCGTCGGGGCGGCCGCCATCCTTGAGGGCGTTGCGTTCCTTGTATTGCGCGTTGCCGTTCTTGATCTTGTCGAGCGCGTCGAGCTGCAGCTTGTCGCTGGGCATGCGCGCGAAGACGAGCGCGATCTCGCCGTCGATCTCGCCGGCGGCAAAGGCCTTGCGCACGGGCTCGGCCAGGTTGAGCAGCTTGAGGCGGCCGTAGACGTAGGCCTCGCTCTTGCCGGTGCGCTCGACGAGCTGGGCGACCGTGAGGCCGTGGTCGTTGCGCAGGGCGTCGAAGGCGGCCGCTTCTTCGAGCGCGTGCACGTTCTCGCGCTGCAGGTTCTCGGCGAGCTGCGCGCGCTTGGCCTCTTCGTCGGTCAGGGTCTTCACCATGGCGGGCACGGTGGCCAGGCCGGCGATCTTGGCGGCGCGCAGGCGCCGGTGGCCGCAGACGACCTCGTGCCAATCGGGTGCATCGATGTCGACGCGCAGCGGGTTCTTCCAGACCGGCCGCACGAGCAGCGGCTCGATGATCCCTTCGCTCTTGATGTTGGCGGCCAGGCTGGCCAGCGACGCCTCGTCGAAGTGCTTGCGCGTGTTGAATGGGCTCTCGTGCAGCTGCTCGAGCGGGATCTCGGTGATGACTTGGTCGTTCATGCGGTGAGCCTTTCCATGGCGGTGGTGGCGAGCTGGTCGAGCTTGCGGAGGTACGCGACCAGGTCACGGGTCTGTTCGGCTGTGAGATTCACGGAGGTGCCGGCCTCGGTCTCGATAAAGAGCGCGCCGGTGTTGAAGAGCGCGCACTGCAGGCCGCTGGTCGCAGGCGCCTGCGGTGGCGCAAGCGGTGCTGCGACGGTGAGGTCGCTACGCGCGGCGATGGCCTCGTTGAGCACGCGCGCCTCGGGCCGGCGCTTGCCGGCTTTGCTGCGCTTGAGCTTGACGACCGGCTTGGGGATGCGCGCCGGCTTGGGCGTCTCGGCCTTGCGCGCCTTGGCCGTGCGCTTGGGTGGCTTGCCGGCCCACGGTGACTTCCAGGCGGTGGGGTGCTCGGCGCCGCCGAGGCCGAAGACGCTGCTGACGGCGCCGACCGGGCGCTGCCCATTGGTGGCGGCGCTGACGGTGCGTTGCTGCTGTGCGTCGCCTTCGGTCTCTTCATCGCGTGCGGCGGCTGGCGCGACACCGCTGCCGATGCTGTAGAGGTTCGAGCGCCCGGCTTTGGCGACGACGATCGAGCCGTCGCGCACGTGGCCCTTGAAGCAGGTCGCGAGGACGTTGGGCTCGGTGTCGATCGCCTCCGCGATGACGATGGCCGTGTGCGGCCCGGGCTGGTGCGCGCGCAGCCACTCGAAGCCGCGGGAGGCGATGCTGTTAGGCAGGCGGGCGCGGCTCATGACTTGATGCGCACGAGCGCCGAGTGGGTGGGGTGGCGGGCTAGCTCGCCGAGCAGCTCGAGGTAGCGCACGGCCCGGGGCACGGCGGCCTGCTCGAAGGGGTCGGCCTCGCGCAGGTCGGCGGTGTCGTAGTACCAGCCGGAGGAAAAACTTCGGCGCTGGCAGAAGCTCTCGATGTCGCTGACGGCGACGGCGCGGGCGAGTTCGGCCTGCAGGCGGTCGCGCTCGGCGCTGGTGTCGTCCTGGTGGAGCTTGAGGAAGTCGCTGGTGCCCAGCTCTTCGATCACGCCGCGCCAGGGATGGTCTTCGTCGGCTGGCTGCCAGCGGTTGGTGCGCCAAGCCATGAAGGCCGGGTGTGCCTTCATGGCGCCGACGATGCCAAGCGCGCTGCCGACAAGGTAGGCGGCGATCTCCAGCGCAGTGGGTGTGAACGGCAGCAGCCGAAACTGCACGAGGCTGGCCAGGCTGATGACGGCGCTGGTGACGATCGCCGAGACGACCAGGCTGCGCTGCAGGTTGAACTGCTGAAAGCCGAGCGCGAAGCAGATGACGAAGCTGGCGACGAAGAGGGCGAGGGCGTTCATACGCGCGAATGCGTGTTTGTCCGCAGCACCCGCTCCGGCAGCGGCGGCGCGATGGTGTACTTGGTCTGCGGTGTGAAGTGCAGTGGCGCATCGCTGGGCCACCAGGCGCGGCCGTGGCCGGCGGCGCGGGTGGTGAACGTGACGTTGCCGGCGCTGATCGGCTTGCGGTGGTTCGCCTCGTAGCGCTCGGCGGCCGCCGGCGCGGAGAAGTAGCGCACGGTGCGGTGACCGAGCCTCACCTTGAACAGCTGGCCGCTCTCGACCAGCGCCTGCGCGGCGCGCGCCACGGTGGAGACGTGCATGCCGGAGATCTCGGCCAGGGAGAAGCCGCTGGCGGCCTGGCCGGCGAGCACGAGGCGGATGCGCGCCTGGTGGGCGTAGGACCTGAGGCTCAGGCGCTCGGGCCGGTGCAGGCCCATGGCGAAGGCCTTGATGCGGACCTGCGCGACAGTGCGGTCGATGCGCTCGGCGATGTCTTTCACCTCCACGGCGCCGTCGACGTACTGCTCGCGCAGCAGCGCCTCTTCGCGCGGGGTGTAGTGGCGGTTGGTCACGCGGCTAACCTTTCCTGGTGTTCGGCGGGGACGATGCCGAGATAGGTGACGAGGCCGATGCGCAGGCACTCGCGGGAATCGACGACGGCCGGGCTGATGCCGAAGCCACGGGTGACGACGGGGGTGCAGGCGACCTGCAGCTGCTGCTCTTGCGCGCGCAGGTCGGCGACGGCGATAGGGTCGAACGCACTGACGCCCCGGTGGGCGACGACGGGCAGGGCGCCGCCGGGCTGCACGATCCAGACCTCGAGCACGAGCGTGTCGTCGGCCTCGCGGACGATGGCCGGGCGCCAGAGCAGGCCGACGACGGCGATGTGCAGGCGCGTCACGACGGGCGCCTCTTCGATGCCGGCCAGCGATGGCTGCTGCGTGGTCATGACGCGGGCGAGCAGCTGCGCAACGTCGTGGTCTTCGGCGCCGCCACGGCGGGCGCGGTTGACCAGGTAGGCCGGGTTCTGCTCGCACATCGGCGAGCCGGGGCGGTGCGCCACCCAGTGGTAGGCGCCCTGGCAGAAACAGCTGAGGCGCGCGACGCGTTCCTTGTCGACGTAGAAGCGATCGACGGCGCGGCAATGCTTGCAGCGCCGCGGGCGCTTGTAGTCCTTCCAGTGGCGGGCAAGGGTGTTGCGGCCACGGCAGGCGCTGCAGCGGAAGTGAAAGGACATGCGCGGTGCATCGCGTGAATGGCTGTCGTCAGGCGAACCAGCGCAGGCCGGGCCAGACGAGGTGTGCGACCCAGAAGAGCAGGTAGAAGAGCAGCGCGCCGGCGATCGCGCCGATGCCGGCGCCCCAGTGCATGCCGGTGATGAAGCCCTTGGTCTCGCCCTGGTCGTGGCCGTCCTGGCGGGCGGCGCGAAGAGCCACGGCGTGGCGGCTGGGCTCGCCGAAGCGGGCGACGGTGTTGGTGCCGCCGCAATGGCCGGGCGCGGCCTCGTTGGCGCGGCTGACCTTGAGCGGCGGCCCGCCGGCGGTGGCGGAGAAGACGAGGCGGCGGTCGCGATCGGGCATGCCGTGGAGCGGGTCACCGGCGAGGCGCATGGGGCGCACTGCGGCCTCGGCGCCGAGGCCGAGCTCGTCGAAGGTGGCGTCCTGGAAGTCGCGGTGGCGGGTGGCGCGTCCGAACATGGCGGCTCCTGGTTAGGCGGGAATCGCGGCGTAAGACCGCACGGCCGAAAGGAAGTCGGCCTCGGTGAGCGTGCGCAAGGGCGCGCCGCTACCGAGGTAGGCACCCGCCGACATCAAGGTCATCGGCGGCGTGACGGCGTGGAGGTGGCCCGCGTGCGCAAGCGACCAGGAAAGCGTGGTGAGGTGGTACATGGGGGTTTCCGCAGGCGCCTGCGGTCAGTGCGCGGCGCGCGCTGCGGTGGCGTAGCGCAGGCGCACGCCGAAGAGCAACTGCACCTGGTCGAGGGCGTCGAAGGTGCTGGCGGCGATGGCGTGCAGCTGCGCGCGGTGGCCGTCATCGAGCACGTAGCGGATGAGAAAGCGCTGCATGGCTCAGCCGACGGCGAGGGCGCCGAGGCAGGCGCCGACGATGAAGGCCGTCAGCACCCAGCCGAACACGCGCCAGGCGTTGTTGGCCGAGCCGGCGGCGTAGGCAACCTGCTCGTCCCAGCTCAGCTGGTCGAGGCCGTCTTCCTGCACGCGCTGCAGGAAGACCGAGACGGCCGCGTCGAAGTCGGCGTCGTTGCTCACAGGTGCCAGTCGAAGCGCTCGGCGAGCAGGCCGAGCAGCACGTAGGTGAAGCCGATGAAGGCCCCGGTGTTCGCTTGGACAAAGAGCAGCGAGGCGCTGAGGGCGAGGGCGGCGCCGGCCCAGGTGCCGTACCTCATGCCGCGGCCCTCGGGCGCTCGACCACGATGACCATCGGCGAGAGCCGCCAGTCGATGTCGGCGGCGAACTTCTGCGCCTGTTCGAGCAGCTGCCAGCGCGCCTTCGAGACGACGATCGTCGAGGCGGCCACGGCCAGGTCGAGGCGCGCGATCGCGAACTCTTTGCCGCGCGGCGCGATGACGGGGAGGGCGCGGCTCACGCCGACACCTCGGCGACTTTCGTCGAAAGGACCGAAGGACTGATTGGCAATCTGCGGACGGCGCGGGCGAGGCCCTCGTAGCTCTTGACGAGGCTGTGCTGGGTGCCGTTGTAGAAGTACTGGCCCCAGGCGTCGTCAGCCGAGGACTGCGTGCTCGTCCAGTGCCAGCCGATCTCGATCTCGTCGACGACGGAATTGGCCCAGAGCAGGCGGCTCTCGTGGCGATCTGGCAGCGAGAAGTCGGCATGGCCGTCGGCCTTGACCTTCTTCGCCCAGGTGCATGCCACCGCCCACGCCAACCGCTTCTTTGGCTTGGCGAGGGCGAGGATCAGGTGGCAGTCGGGCCGGCCGTCGCGACCGCGGCTGACGCCCATGTAGATGCCGCCTTGGCCGGGCCAGACCTGGCCGATGGCGGGAGCGATGAGGGCGGCGCTCATGACAGCGCTCCGAAGCCGGTGATGGCCGCGCCGGTGTAGACGCGGCCGCGGTGGGCCAGCTCACGCCGCGCGACGAGGTTCGCGATGTCGGCGGGGCGAGGGTCCTGCTTGGCGCGGATGTAGTCCGCGGGGTCGACCGTCAGCTCGGCGCGTGCCGGCGAGGCCTCGGGGTTCTGGCGGGTGGTGAGCTGCACTTTCGGTCCTCATTGCCCTGACGGCGCGGAGTATGGGACCGATAGTTACCTTATGTCAAGGACCGCAAGTTACCGTCGTTGGAGGGATGCTTTCACCCGCTCACAAAAGGGGGAGAAATGCCATGGGAGTTGGGCCGCAGTTCGGTGCTTGGCTGTTCACTTTCCTGTGCCTGCTGGGCAGTTGTGCTGCTGATCTGTTGGATCGTGCTGCCGTTCGCAGTGATTGGCATCAAGCCGCTGATCCGGCAGCTCATCAAGGAGCAGAAGGAGACTCAGCGCCTGTTGGCGTCGATCGAGCGCGGCCCGGTGCCCGGCGTGTCGCCCGCAAAGCCGATGCTTCCGCCCTGATGGCTCGGCAGTTCCACACGAAGCTCGCCGGCACGTCGGCCAAACAATGACGACGGGCACCCGAGCGGCGTCCCCGGCAAGCCGACGCGCGGCGTCAACATCCTGATCGCCTACGAGTAGGGCTACTGCGCCTTTTTGCCCGTTGGCGGCTCGAAGGATTCGAGCATGTCGCTGTAGCGGGTGAACTTCTCTTTGGTGAAGTGCTCGCGGGCCTTCTCGAGCTTGTAGCGGATGAAGTTCAGCGTCTCGCGTCGCTCATCGGTGGGCAGGCTGCGCAGCGCCTCGTCGAGCACGAGCACCTTGGTGTCGACCCGGTTGCCGCGCTTCGGGCCGGCGCCTTGCAGCAGCCAGGTGAGGTTGACGTCGGCCCAGTCGGCGATGCGAACAGCCATGCCCATTTCCGGGTAGCCGAGGCCGAGCAGCCATTTGCGGGCTGCCTTGGGCGTCACCTTGAACTCGGCAGCCAACGCGGCCTGGCGTCCTCGGCCGGCCGGCACCTCCATATCGTCGGCGATCTCGTTCATGCGAGTCGCGAACCCCGAGAGGTTGGTGGCGTCGGCATCCATGCAGGAACGCAAGGTAACCAAACCAAGGGTTACTCGGAGTCCTTGCAATTCGGTAACATTCGGTCCCACAATGGCGTCCATGACAGTCCTATCGCCGCTTGAAGTGGCTATCGAGGCCAAGGGCCTGGCCGCCGTGGCGCGCCACGTCGAGGTCACGCACCAAGCCGTCCGGAAGTGGACCAGGCGCGGTCGTATGCCCCGCACGGAGTGGACGGGCGAGACCCGCTACGCCGAGAAGATCGAAGAACTAATGCAAGGCGCGGTGACGAAGGAGCAGCTGCTCGCTCCGTGGCCAGCCACTCACGCTGCCAACGGCGAAGAGGCGCGCGATGCGGCGTAATCATTGCGTCACGGTGAAGCCGGGTGCCCGCGCCTGCCGACTCGACCCGACGTGCTCCAGCCACAGCTGTACGAGCAACTCGGTCGGGGAGCGCCACTCGTGAACGACCGATGCGACCGCCCACGCGCTGGAACTGCTCAGGTAGATGAGCTCGCCGACGCGAGGCAGCGGCACGTTGCCGGGCAGCGGGTGCGGATGGCGGCGCCTTCCGGGTAGGAACTGCTCCTGGTCGTCTGGCACGCAATAGCGCACCTGGACGACGGTGGCGGTCTCGTCAGTCATGGGCAGGGGAAGGTAAGCGAAATGGGCGAACGAACGCAGAAGCTGACGGAGCGCGTCCCTCTCAACTTGACGGAAGAGGAATACCTCGACCTCTCACGCATGGCGGCGGACGAGGATCGATCGATCCCAGAGTTCCTGCGAGTGCGGGTTATACGGCCTTTCATGTACGGGACGGTAAGGCGCCCCGATGCGGAGGGCAATGAAGTCACGAGTGGATTTGGTGCACTCGGAGGGCCTGAAAGATGACGCCGATCGCGGTGTTGTCTTACAAGCCGCAGTCGTCATCGCCGACCTCGGAGCCCCGAAACTGCCGTCGCAGCCCTCGAAATGGGGGTGCGCGCCGCCCCAAACATCGCTCCGGCGAGTGCCTGCCGGTGCCTACGAAAGTGGTGCATGCCTCGGCCGCCCGGTAGGGTCCGCGAGGCGCTGGCTAGCGCGCTCGAGCAACTGCACGCGCAACACGGCCCGTTGAGCGCTCGCGAATTGGCGGCTGCGGCGCAGGTCGGGCGCAATGCCGCGGTGATCGCGCTAAAGAACATGGTGCGCGACGGCGTGGTCGAGATCGTCGACGAACGCGGGCGCGACGACGGCGTGCGATGGCACAACCGCTACAAGCCGGCTAGTCAGAACATCGGCGACACGCCGCAGGCCTGGGGCGGCATCGAGGCGCTGGCCGACGCCATGCGCGGCTTCGTCCCAAAGACCTGACCCGCCCGCCAACGGCGCATGAAGCAGATCCGCACCGCGGCGCTGTCGCGGACCAGGGCGCCGCCGTTCACGCCCACAGCGCGCTTCGAGACCGTGCAGTTGCGCAAGCTCCCGCACCTGGCGCGCTGCCTCTTCGCCGAGCTGATCGGCATGTCGCACTTCGAGACCGGGCAGATTGAGACGTCGTACGCCGTGCTGCTGGCGCTGCTCGACTTCGACCAGGTGCCGGGTCCGAACGCGCCACCGAAGCCCACGCTGCGCGGTCTGCGCACCGCGATCGCGCAACTGGCGGCGCTGCGATTGATCGACGTCGACCCGTTCGTGAACAGAAAGGCCAAAGGCCTCTTCTTCCAGGTTCAGAGCCGCGAAAGCGTCTTTGCGACCTTAAACGGCAAAGACAGACGATCCGACAAACCCGCTGTCGAGGCGGCGGGTGGGCCGATCCGACAGACGATCCGACAAGGGATTCAGGAGAAAGATTTCAACGCGCGCGCGACCTGGTCTGTGGATAAGTCCGAAGGTCGGGCGCGGCTCGCGGAGGCGCGGCAGCGCATGGCTGCCGGCCTGCGCGAACCGGTCCCGAAGCGCGGCCGCAGGGGTCGCGCCAAGGGTTCAGAAGAGAGCATTGACGAAAGGAAGGTTTCACGTGGCACGTGACGCGGACATGGAGCGAAGGCTGCAGAACTGGGCACGCTGGCGGTTGAGCACCAAGGGCAGCCCGCTCGGTTATGCCGGGATCGATCTGGAGAGTGCGCTTGAGGGCTCTGGCAGTGGATACGACACACCTTCGGCGATCCCGATGCACGACTTCGAGGCGAGTGAGACAGAGGCCGCGGTGATGAGCCTGCCCGAAGAGTTGTGGCGGACGCTGGTGACCTTCTATGTGGGTGCGGGCAGCCAGGCCAAGAAGGCCAAAGGGCTGGGCGTCACCGAGCGTGGCATGCTCGCTCGCGTCGACCAGGCGCACCGCAAGCTGGCCACCTACTTCACTGACAAGGCGCAGCAGGCCAGAGCAGAGAGGTCGCGCGTCGAGCAGTTGCGTCTCACGCTGAAAGGGGTTTGACCCGTTTCATAAAACCTCTACATTTCCGGCACGCTGGGCATTGCTGACTGGATCAGGAGCCCGGGCCGACGAACGACTCACCTTGCACGCCCCGGTTGACACGATGTTGACCGGGGCGTTTGACCGTAGGCGCCTGCACTGACATGCCGCATGCAGCGCCCAAGCCTTGCACCTGGTACGGATGCCCGGCGCTGGTCAGGGACGGCGGCGTGCGCTGCCAGGCTCACCGTCAGCAGGCCGAGCAAGAGCGCGGCACCGCACGCGAGCGCGGTTACTCGGTGGCATGGCAGAAGGCGAGAGAGGGCTTCCTTCGCTTGCATCCACTGTGCGAGTGCAAAGAGTGCGATGGCGGCCGACTGCAGGTGACGCCCGCCGAGGTCGTCGACCACACGATCCCTCACCGTGGCGACATGAAGCTCTTCTGGGACCGCTCCAACTGGAAGGCCATGTCGAAGCGCCACCACGATCGCAAGACCGCGACCGAGGATGGCGGCTTCGGCAGGGGGGGCGGTCAAATGTCTACGGCCGAGAAACGCGGGACCAGCCGCTGACCACTTTTTTGCACGCGCAGGTTTCAGGGGGAGGGGGGTATGGGACTGCGAGGACCGCAACCGAAGCCGCCCGAGCTCCGCGCCCTCGAGGGCAATCGCGGACACCGCGCCCTCGACCTCACCTCGGTCTTCCGGCCGGAGGTCGGCTTGCCGTCGGTGCCCAAGCATCTGGGCCGTGAGGCGCGCAAGGCCTGGAAGCGGCTGACGCCCGAACTGCTCCGCTACAACCTGCTGAGCAAGATCGACAGCGACGCGTTGGCGATGCTCTGCCAGACGATCGGCCGCCTCGAGCTGATCGAGCGGTCGATCGCCGCGCGCCAGGCGCAGCTGCTGCTCGAAGGTCGGGACCCGGCCGAGTCGCTGATCGGCGTGACGCCGAAGGGCATGAAGGTGCAGTCGGTGATGTACCAGGTGCTGAACCGGGAGATGGACAAGCTGCGCCACCTCCTGGCTGAGTTCGGCTTGTCGCCGGCGCAGCGGGCGCGCGTGGCCACGGCGGTGCGCGTGCAGGGCGTTCTGTTCGGCATCGACGGCGGCAAGCCTGCGGATCCCGCCGCGCCCGCCGGCTTCGCCGAGTTCGATTGAGCAGCTACCTCGACCGCGCCCGGGCCTATGCCGAGCGCGTGGTCGGCGGCCAGGAAGCGGCCGGCAAGTTCGAGCGCCTGGCATGCCGGCGCTTCCTGGGTGACCTCGGGCGGCAAGGGACCGAGGCCTTTCCGTACATCTTCGACGACGCCGCCGGCAAGCGCGCCTGCAGGTTCATCGAGCTGCTACCGCACATCAAGGGCGAGTGGGCCAAGCCGGTCTACGGCGACGGCAAGCTCAGCTACGCGAAGCTGAAACTGGAGGACTGGCAAGTGTTCATCGTTGTCAACATCTTCGGCTGGCGGCACATGGCGACGCAGCTCCGTCGCTTCCTGCGCGCCTACGAAGAGGTGGCGCGAAAGAACGCGAAGAGCACGCTGGCCGCCGCCATCCTGCTCTTCATGACGACGGCCGACGGCGAGCCTGGTGCTCACGCCTACAGCGCGGCAACAACCGGCGACCAGGCGCGCGAGGTCTTCGACGTCGCACGCAACATGGCGCTGCGCGAACCGGAGTTCCGGGCCCGCTTCGGCGTGACGATCGGCAAGCACGACATCACGGTCGAGGAAACCGCCAGCTCGGCCAAGCCGCTCAACGCCGAGGGCTCGACGCTCGACGGCCTCAACGTGCACTTCGCCTGCGTCGACGAGCTGCACGCGCACAAGACCCGCGCGGTCTGGGACGTGATCGACAGCGCTACAGGCGCGCGATCGCAGCCGCTGATCATGATGATCACCACGGCCGGCAGCGACACCGCCGGCATCTGCTACGAGCAGCGCGACTACACCGTCAAGGTGCTCGAGGGCACAGTCGCAGATGAGAGCTGGTTCGGCATCATCTTCACGATCGACGACGAGGATCTCTGGCACGACCCGAAGGTCTGGCGCAAGGCGAACCCGAACCTGGGCATCAGCGTCAAGACCGACGACCTGGCCGCCGCGGTGCGCAAGGCGCTGGCGATGCCGAGCGCGCTGAACCCGCTGCTCACCAAGCGCCTGAACAAGTGGGTCAACGCCGACACCAGCTGGATCGACGCCGAGAGCTGGCGCCGGTGCGGCGACACGAGCCTGCGCGAGGATGACTTCGCCGGCGAGAAGTGCTGGATCGGCCTCGACCTAGCGGAGAAGCGCGACTTCGCCGCCAAGGTCAAGGTCTTCGAGCGCGCCGGCGAGTTCTACGTGTTCCCGAAGCTCTACCTCAACGAGCTGGCGATCGCCGAGAGCGGCAACGCGCACCTGCAGGGCTGGGCGCACGCCGGCTACGTCGTCGTCAGCGACGGCAGCATCACCGACTTCGACGTGATCGCCGACGACCTGCGCAACGACTGCGGCCGCTTCGACGTCCAGGAGATCGACTACGACCCGGCCATGAGCCGCTACTTCGCGCGCACCTTGGTCGACGAGGGCATGCCGATGGTCGAGATCCGCCAGGCGCCGCTCTTCTTCACGCAGCCGCTCATCCAGACCGAGAACCTGGTGCTCGAGAAGAAGCTGCACCACGACGGCAACCCAGTCATGACCTGGATGGTCAGCAACGTCATGGTCACCCGCTCGAAGATCACCGGCCTGCAGCACCCGACGAAGAGCCGGGAAGAGAACAAGATCGACGGCCCGATCGCCATGTTCATGGGTCTCGGCCGAGCCTTGCTGCTGGCCACCGACGGGCACTCGCAAGCCTTCGTCGACCTGAACGCGGCGGCACCGCAGGCGCCTGCGGAGGCCATGGCATGAGCGCCCAGGTGCTCGACCTGTCCGCGCGCGCCCACACCTCGCGTGTGCTCGCGCGCGCCCTGCCGGATCTGGCCCGGGCCAACGCCGAGCGGCGCGCCGGCCTGCAGGTGATGAACCTCACCGCGCTCAGCTCCGACGCCGACGCCATGCGCGCGCTCTTCGCGCCGCTGCCGAGCTCGAGCGGCTTCGCGGTGACCGACTACACGTCGATGCTGGTCAGCACGATCTTCGCGTGCCTGTCGAAGATCTCAGGCGCCTGGACGCAGCTGCCGATGCACCAGTACCGGATGCTGGCCGAGGGCGGCCGCGAGTCGATGCAGCAGACGCCGCTGTGGTGGCTGCTCAACGAGTCGCCCGACGACCAGTGGACGGCCGCGAGCTGGCGCGAGTGGATCGTGCGCTGCGTGCACCTGCGCGGCGACCAGCACACGCAGATCATCCGAAAGGCGGGCGCGAGCGCCGGCGGCGCCATCGTGTCGCTGCGGCCGCTGCATCCCGACGACGTGCAGACCCGCTGCGTCAATCGCCGCAACGTCTACGACGTCTACGACAAGGAGACCGGCAAGACCTACGGCGTCGACCAGGACGACATGCTGCACTTCAGCGGCTTCGGCTTCGACGGTCGCAAGAGCCTCAGCGTCGTGCAGCACGCCGCGCGCAACAGCATCGGCAACGCGCTGGCCGCCAGCGACTACACCGGCCGCCAGCTCGGCGAGGGTGCCATGCCCAAGATCGCGCTGACCTATCCCAACAAGCTGGTCGCCGACCAGGCCGAGCTGCTGCGCAAGAGCTTCGTCGCCGCCTACAGCGGCCCGGGCTCGCAGAAGCTGCCGCTGATCCTGACGGAGGGTGGCACCGCGAAGCAGCTGACCTTCAACGCCGTCGACCTCGAGCTCATGGCCAGCCGCCGATTCGAGCGCGAGGATATGTGCCAGGCCTGCGGCGTGCCGCCGGTGCTGATCGGCGAGAACGAGAAGACGTCGAGCTGGGGCACGGGCATCGAGCAGATCATGCTCGGCTTCGTCAAGCTGACCCTGAAGCCGCACCTCACGCGCTGGTCGCAGGAGATGAACCGGAAGCTCTTCCGGCGCGCCGGCCAGTTCGTCGAGCACGACCTCGACGAACTGCTGCAGGGCGACAGCAAAGCGCAGGGCGATGCCTTCCGCGCTGCGCTCGGTGGGCCGCCGACCGGCGATGGCTGGATGTCCCGCAACGAGGTGCGCCGCCGCAAGAACCTGCCCCCGCTCGACGGCGGCGAGAACGACAAGCCCTATACCGCGCCGCGCGTTGCGCCGGGCGCCACGCCACCGCCACCGCCGAAGGAACTCGCATGAAGGTCAACAAGCTCCTGCAGCTGCTGCGCGACAACCCCGCGCACGATGAAGGCCGCCAGTCGGCGATTCGCGCCGAGGCCGGCGACGACGGCGTCGACATCTACGTCTACGACGTGATCGACCCGTACTGGGGCGCCAGTGCCGCCGGCCTCATCGCCGCGCTGGTCACAGCAGCCGGCCAGCCGGTCTGTCTGCACATCAACAGCCCCGGCGGCGACGTCTTCGAGGCGCGGGCCATGGCCGCGGCGATCGCCGGCTACGGCGGCAAGGTCGAGGCGCAGATCGATGGCCTCTGCGCCAGCGCCGCCACCTACGTCGCCCTGGCGGCTTCGTCGGTCAGCATGGTCGACGGCGCCCTGCTGATGATCCACAACTCGTGGACCATCGCCTACGGCGACAAGACCGATCTGCGCGGCACGGCCGACCTGCTCGAGAAGATCGACGGCACGATCGTCGCCGACTACGCGAAGAAGACGAAGGCCACGGCCGACCAAGTGCAGACCTGGATGGATGCCGAGACCTGGTTCACCGCCCAGGAGGCGCTCGACGCCGGCTTCATCGACGAGATCGAGCCCAACACGCAGCAGGGCGACGCCGAGGAAGACGCCACCGAGCCTGCCGATCCGCTCATGGCGCGCTGGGACCTCTCGGCCTACGCCAAGGCGCCCAAGGTCGCGCCCAGGCGCGCGCCGCCGGCGCCGCGTGAAGACGTTGCCGCGCGCGCTGCCGCCCAGCTGCTGGCCAACCGCAACCGCCTGCGCCTTATCACCCAGATCTGACGCTTCCCGCGTCGATAGCAGGCCACCAGTTCGGTGGCCTTTTTTTGTCCAGCTCACAGCCAAGAAAGGGCCATCAAATGAGCATGCAAGCAATGCGGGAGCGCCTCGCCGCTCTCAACAAGGAAGCCAAGAACATCCTCGCCGAAGGCGGCACGGACAACTGGACCAAGGAAAGCCAGGGCAAGTTCGACGCCAAGATGGAAGAGGCCGAGCGCGTCCAGGCGAAGATCGAGGCCACCCAGCGCCTGCTCGACAAGGACGCCGAGGACAACTTCAGCGACGTCATCTACAAGGACGAGGACCGCGACGCCGCCAAGGACGCGAAGTCCAAGGCCGTGCTCGAGGGCTTCGAGCTCTACCTGCGCAAGGGCTTCGGCACCAACCCGCAGGTCGGCACGCTCACCGCCGAGCAGCTGCAGAAGGTGAAGAACACCCTCAGCACCACCACCGGCTCGCAGGGTGGCTTCGCGGTGCAGTCGGCGGTCGCCAAGATGCTGATCGACTTCCTGAAGAACTACGCCTGGATGCGCAAGGTCGCCGACCAGATCACGACCGAGCAGGGCAACCCCCTCTCCTACCCGACGTCGGACGGCACGGCGGAAGTCGGCGAGTGGATCGCGCAGAACACCACCGCCACCGCGGCCGACCCGGTCTTCGGCTCGGCGGCGGTCAACGTGTTCAAGGCCAGCTCGAAGATCGTCGCGGCACCGATCGAACTGCTGCAGGACTCGCAGATCGACATCACCGCCATGATCACCAAGCGCCTGGCGCAGCGCATCGGCCGGATTTCCAACGTCGGCTACACCACCGGCGGCGGCTCGGTCGATCCGTTCGGCATGGTCACCCAGGCCAGCGTCGGCAAGGTCGGCCTCGTCGGCCAGACCCTGTTGATCATCTATGACGACCTGGTCGACATGGTCGACTCGATCGACGCGGCCTACCTCGACGTGCCCGCCACCGACATCCAGATGCCCGGCGTCGATCCGGGCTGGATGATCTCGCAGACGATGCGCAAAGTGGTCCGCAAGATCAAGGACACCGCCGGCCGGCCGATCTGGACGCCGAGCTACGACGGCGGCATCTTCAGCGCCAAGACGCCCGACACTCTGCTCGGCTACCCGGTCTACATCAACAACGACCTGGCCGTGCCCGCCGCCAACGCCAAGACGCTCGCCTTCGGGAACTTCAAGAAGTACCTGATCCGCGACGCCATGGACGTGACCATGTTCCGCTTCGACGACAGCGCGTACATGAAGCTCGGCCAGGTCGGCTTCCTCGCGTGGGCCCGCACCGGCGGCAACCTGCTCGACACCGCCGCGGTCAAGCTGTACCAGCACAGCGCGACCTGATCGATCAACCTTCGCCGGTTGTCTCCGAGGAGCCCTTTCGACAAGGGCCATTCCCCGCGGCGGGCGCTCGCCAGATGAAGAGCGCTCGCCGCCCCTTTTTTTCAGGAGCCCATCATGGGAAAGAACCGTTCAACGCCGCCGGCCGCCGACCAGGTCAAGGCGCGCGTCCTCACCAGCTGCAGCTTCGGCGAGGCCAACGACGTCGTGACCCTGCCCGCGGCAGATGCTGCGGCCGGCATGGCCGAAGGCATTCTCGACACCACGCCCGAGGCCGTCGCCTACGCCGAATCGATCGACGGCGCGTCCGAAGCGTAGCGACCGCTCGCTGCCATGTCGCTGAGCCTCATCACGCCGCGCGCGCTTCAGCCAGTGACCCTGGCCGAAGCGAAGCTGCAGGCGCGCATCGACGCGACCGACGAGGATGCCCTCGTCACGTCGATGATCATCGTCGCCACCGACGAGTGCGAGGCGATCATGCAGCGCGCGATCCTGCCGCAAACCTGGCAGCGGACGCTCGACGCGTTCTTTGACGCGAACGTCTACCAGGACCCGATCCCGATCACGGTCGACCTGATCCGCGGGACCAGCTACACCACCGGCGCCGCGGCGATCGGCCTGCAGCGGCCGAAGGTGACCAGCATCACCTCGGTCAAGTACATCGACATCAACGGCACCCTGCAGACGCTCGGTGGCGGCTTGTATCAACTGGCGGCCGCGAGCGACTACACCGCCCGCGTCTTTCCGGCCTTCGGCACCGTCTGGCCGAGCACGCGCGCCGTGCCCGAGGCGGTGCAGATCCAGTTCGTCTGCGGCTACCCGGACGCCAACAGCGTGCCCGAGGGCATCAAGCAGTGGGTGAAGTGCCGCGTCAAGGACCTCTACGACAACCGCGGCGCATGGACAGCCGGCGTGAAGGTCGAGATCAACCCGTTCGTCGACTTCCTGCTCGACCGCTACCTCGCCAAGACGTTCTGAGGCCTGCCATGGAATCGTCGAAGCTCGACCAGCGCCTGACCATCGAGAAGCCCAGCGTCGCGCAAGATGCGTCCTTCGGCGCCGAGTCGGTCACCTGGTCGACGCTGGCCACGGTCTGGGGCAAGGTCGCCGACGTCGTCAACACGCGCCGCGGCGGCGAGGAAACGGTCGAACAGAATGTGCGCGTGCGCAGCAGCCTGACGCAGATCACGATCCGCTACCGCAGCGACGTCACCACCGACATGCGCATCCAGTGGACGGCGCGGGGCCGCACGTTGCAGATCGTCGGCATGGCCGAGCTCGGGCGGCGCGACGGCCTGCAGCTCAGCTGCGAGCAGTTCACGGTATGACCGCCGACACCGACACGATCAAGGGGCTCGACGCCGTCTTCGGGCAGTTCGACCAGCTGCCGCCCAAGCTCGCGCAGAACGTCCTGCGCGGCGCGCTGCGCGCCGGCGGCAAGGTGCAACTAGCCGAGGCCAGGCGCCTGGCTCCACGTGAAACGACGGGCCCGCACCCGGGAGCGCTGGCCGATAGCCTGCGCCTCAGCACCAGCGTGCGCAGCGGCACCGTGCGCGCGCAGGTCAAGGCGGGCGGCAGGTTGGCCTTCTGGGCCAAGTTCGTCGAATTCGGCACCGCCGCGCACCTGATCGTGGCATCAATCAAGAAAAGCCTTTTCTTCGGTGGCCATAACGAAGACAGCGTGCAGCACCCGGGCGCAAAGAAGAAGCCCTTCATGCGGCCGGCGCTCGACGGAACCTTCCGCGCGGCGCTCGACGCCGTGGCCGCCTACATCAGGAAGCGCCTCACGAAAGAGGGCATCGAGACACCGGACCCGGGGGACTGACCGATGCGCGCCGAAAAAGCCGTGCACACCCTGCTGGCGGCCGCGAGCGCCGTCACGACGCTGCTCGGTGCACCGCAGGCGCCTGCGACCGCGAACATCTGGGCCGGCCAAGCGCCGCAGGGCGTGGCCTTCCCGGTGATCGTGGTCGAGCACATCAGCGCGCGCGAGCTGACGACGATCGACGCCAACAGCGCCTTCGGTCTCAACCAGGCGCGGCTGCAGGTCACGGCGATCGCCAAGACCTACAACGACGTGAAGGCGGTGCTCGAGCAGATCCGCATCGCCCTGAACTACCAGCGCGGCACCGTCAGCGGCGTGCGCGTCATCTCGATCATCCGCGACACCGTCGGGCCCGACCTGCGCGACGACGACCGCAAGCTCTTCTCCCAGTCGATCGACTTCCAGGTCACCTACCAAGAGCCCTAGACCCTCGCCCGATTCACCGCCGGCCCGCTCTCGAGCGGGCTTTTTCATTTCAGGAGCACCACCATGGCACTCGCCGCCGGCCTCTTCAAGCAGATCGCCTACAAGAAGGAGGTCACCTACGGCCTCATCCCCGCGGCCGCCACCGCCCAGGCGCTGCGCCGCAACTCCAGCGTCGTCAACCTGGCCAAGGACACGTACCTCTCGGCCGAAATCAAGTCGAGCTTCCAGAAGAGCGACTTCCGCCACGGCGTGCGCCGCGGCAAAGGCAAGATCCAGGGCGACCTGATGTGCAAGACGTGGGCCGACTTCTTCGGCTTCGCGCTCAAGCGGGACTTCGCCGCCATCACGGCGATCACCGCTGCCGGCATCACCATCGGCGGTTCGGGCCCGAGCTGGACGGTCACGCGCGCGGCCGGCTCGTGGCTCACCGATGGCATCAAGGTCGGCCAGGTCATCCGCCTCTCGGTCGGTGCCTTCAACGCCCTCAATCTGTCGAAGAACATCCTGGTGACCGACGTCGTCTCGGCCACGGTGCTGAACGGCATGACGCTCAACGGCACGGCGCTCTTCGCCGAGGGCCCGATCTCGGGCAGCACGGTCACCGTGATCGGCAAGACCACCTTCATCCCGCAAACCGGCCACACCGACAACAGCTTCAGCTACGAGCACTGGTCGCCGGAAGTGACGGCGAGCGAGGTCTACAGCGGCCTGAAGGTCGACCAGATCAACCTGCAGCTGCCGCCGACCGGCATCGCCCAGTTCGACATGGACGTGCTCGGCCAGAACGTCACCACGGCCTCGGCGCAGTACTTCACCAGCCCGACCGCGCAGACCACCACCGGCGCCATGGCCGCGGTCAACGGCGTGCTGCGCGTCGGCGGCGTCACCTACGCCATCGTCACCGGCCTCAGCATGTCGATCAACCCGGGCTTCACGGGCGATCCGGTCGTCGGCGCGAACACGATCCCGAACCTGTTTCCCGGCGGCATCAACGTCAGCGGCCAGTTCACCGCCTACTTCCAGGACGCGGTGCTGCGTGATGCCTTCCTGAACGAGACCGAGATCGACCTGATCGTCGCGCTCACCGCCGACAACACCGCGGCCAGCGACTTCATGGCGATCCACCTGCCGCGCATCAAGGTCGGCAGCGCCGACAAGACCGATGGCGAGGGCGGCATCGTGCAGACCTTCTCCTTCCAGGCGCTCGAGGCCTTGACCGGCGGCGCCGGCATCAAGACCGAGAAGACCACCATCCAGATCCAGGACGCCCAAGCGTGAACACTCCGACCACGACCGCCGCCGCCTTCGACCTCGACAGCGCCGTCCAGCTCGACACCGCTGAGCTGCAGCTCAAGCACCCGGCCACGGGCGCCCCGACGGGCGCCTTCGTGCTGCTCGCCGGGCCGGAGCACGACGTGCGCAGGCAGCGCCTCTTCGCGCTCATGCGCCGCCGGCGCGCCGAGTTCGAGCGGCTCGGCAAGCTGATGACCAGCGACCCGGTCGAAGACGCGGCCGCGGAGCTCGAGCTGCTGGCCGCGTGCACTCTCGGCTGGCGCAACCTCAGCGTCGGCGGCCAGGAGCTGGCCTATTCCGCAGCTGCTTGCGCCGCCCTCTATGCCGACCCCCGGCGCGCCTGGGTGCGCGACCAGGTCAAGGCGGCATTGGACCAGCGCGACCTTTTTATCGGCAGCTCCGCGAGCGTCTGACGCGGCGCGCGGAGCTGGAAGTGAAGCTCGGCGCTCCGGCGGGCGACGGAGCGTCGAAGCGCGACCACCTTCTGGCCGCGTCGAAGTTCACCGGCGAGCTCGACCCGCAGCTGGCCGAGGCGCTGCAGCAGCTGCCGAGCCTGGTGCGGCCGATCTGGCAGGCCTTCGAGGCGCTGTGCGGCACGCGTCATGACGGCGCGCCGATCGCGCTGACGGAGATCGAGGCCTGGCAGCGGCTGAACGGCGTGCCGCTCACGCCGTGGGAAGTCGAGACGCTGCTCGCGATGGATCAGGCCGCACTCAGCGCGGCGCCCAGGAGACCGAAATGAGCGTGAACGTCGGCGACGTCGTGATCGGCCTGCGCGCCGATATCGCGCAGCTCCAGAAGAACATGGACGACGCGAAGCGCTCGGTCCAGGGCGCGATGAAGGACATCTCGCAGTACACCGGCTACGCGAAGGATGCCTTCGTCGCGTTCGGCGGCGTGCTGAGCATCAACGCCTTCAAGGACATCATCACCGGCGCCATCGAGTTCAAGGCGCGGCTGATCGACTTGAGCGCGCAGACCGGCATCAGCGTCACCGCGCTCGGCGCGCTCGGCAAGACCGGCAAGCTGACCGGCACGAGCCTCGACGACATCACGGCCGCGAGCGCCAAGCTGTCGAAGGCGATCTCGACGCAGAACGAAGACAGCAAGGGTGCCGCCAAGGCGATCCAGGACCTCGGCCTCGACTTCAACAAGTTCAAGCAGCTGCGGCCCGAAGACCAGATGCTGGCGGTGGCCAGGGCGATGCAGGGCTTCGCCGACGGCGCCGGCAAAACCTCCGATGCGATGCAGCTCTTCGGGAAGACTGGCGCCACGCTGCTGCCCTTCCTGCGCGACCTGGCCGATCGCACCGACCTGAACAGCAAGCAGACGCTCGAGGCGGCCAAGCAGGCCAAGGAGTTCGAGACCAACCTGGCCAAGCTCAAGGCCGCCGGCGGCGAGTGGCGCGACCAGGTCGTCAACGAGATGTTGCCGGCGCTCGTCAAGTTCACGCAGCAGATGGTCGAGGCGAAGACCGCCGGCGAGAAGCTCGCCACGATCTGGGCCAACGTCAAAGGCAATCTCGGCGTCGACGACCTCGGCATCCAGATCAAGAAGGTCGCCGAGCTGAACCGCGAGGTCTCCGATGCGGCGGCTGCGCTCAAGGTCTCGCAGCAGGCGGCGGCAAGCGTGCCCGGTGGCGGAACGATCCTCGGCTGGCTCGTCGACATGAACCGCAAGAGCCTCGAGGACCTGCAGCGCCAGGCTGGCACCGAGGCCGACATCCTGAAGAAGATGGCCAACACGGCCAGCCCGCTGATCGACACCTCGAACTACAGCCACGAGGGCAACCGTCCCAAGCCGGATCTCAAAGGCGGCGATCCTGCCGGCACCAAGGACAAGCTCGACGACTACCAGAAGCTCATCAAGGCGATCAACGACAAGATCGCCGCCTCGGAAGCAGAGGCCGAGAGCGATACCAAGCTCTTCGAGGCGCAGATCAAGGGCGCCGAGATTGCGCGCAGCCTGGAGGAGGGCACGCGACGCCTCACCAGCACCGAACTGGCCAATGTCGACGCCGCGCTAAAGGAGCAGCTCGCCGCCGAGAAGCTCGCCGCCACGCGCAAGAGCGATCGCGCCGACACGCAGGCCGCGATCGACGCGTCGTTCGGGCGACTGCAGGCGCTGCGAAGCGAGGGCGACGCGCTGCGCCTCGAGGTGCAGCTGTACGGCCTGACGAGCGACCAGGTGAAGGCGCTCGCGATCGCGCGAGATCTCGACACCGCGGCCACCAAGCGCAACCAGGCCGCCGCGCTCGACGACGTCGGTGCTATGGGCCAACTCAAGCAGCAGCTCATCGACCAGGCCAAGCAGCTCGAGGACAACGCCGCCCTCAAGCAGCAGCTCGCCGACAAGGAAGCGCGAGAGCACAACGACCCGAACGCCGGCGCGTTGCGCGGCGTGCGGGACTATTTGGACGGCGTGAAGCGAGCCGGCGATGCCACGGCGGCCTCAGTGCAGAACGCGCTGAAGGGCCTCGAGGACACCACCGTGGCGGTACTCACCGGCAAGGGCGGCAAGAACGCCGCCAAGGCCTGGGTCGATTCGATCATCAGCGAGGTGATCCGTCTGCAGGTCGTCAAGCCGATGCTCCAGTCGATCTTCGGCGGCGGCGGCTCGGGCGGCGTCCTCGGCAGCCTGCTCGGCCTGGCGGGCTCATTCTTCGGCTCGGGCGGTGGCGGCATGGAGAACTACGGCGCCAACGCCGGCGCCGGCGGCTCGCTCGGCGGCGGTCGCGCCTCGGGCGGCCCGGTCTCGGCCGGCCAGTCCTACCTCGTCGGCGAGAAGGGCCCCGAGATCCTGCGCATGGGGAGCTCGGGCGGCAGCGTCGTGCCCAACAGCGCGCTCGGCGGTGGCAGCACGGTCATGCTCAACGTCCTCAACAACGGCGAGCCGGCCAAGGCCACGGCCTCGCAGCGCCAGACCGACCAGGGCCTGGTCATCGACCTGGTGCTCTCCGCCGTCGCCTCCGACGTGGCCAGCGGCGGCAAGGTGCACCAGGCGCTCTCGAGCACGTACCAGATCAACCGCGCCAGCGGCGCGGCCCGCTACTAGAGACCGCAGGCGCCTGCGGACCCTGAACCATGGCACTGCCCGAGCTGCTGCTGCCGCCGGGCACGCCCGCCTTCCTCGCTGACGGCCACATCGTCGACTTGGTGCCGCTGCATGCCGACGTGCCCATGCGCACCGGCCACAGCCGAAAGCGCCGCGTCTACACCACGGCGCCGCGGCTGGTCACCGTCGGGCTGCAGCTCAGCCAGGCGCAGATGGTCGCCTTCGATGCGTTCTTTGAAGGGCCCCTGCAGGCCGGCGCGCTGCCCTTTACGGCGCAAGTGGCCAACCTCGGGCCCGGCCTCCTGTACTGGCAGGCCACCTTCGAGCAGCCCTACAGCGCGACGCCGAACGACGCGGCGGCCTGCTGGACGGTCAGCGCCCAGCTGCGCCTCACCGGCGCCGGGCAGGCCTCGGCGCCGGCCGCCACGAGCATGGCGGCGGACACCTATGTGGCGCTCGCCGGCACGGCCACGCTGGTGATCTCGCAGAGCCTCGCCGCCGACACCACGGTCGCGCTGCTCGCCGCCGGCGGTCAGCTCGCCGCCGACACCGTCGTGGCCCTGCTCGGGTTCCACGGCTACCTGCTGCGCGAAGACGGCACGCCGTACCAGCGCGAAGACGGCACCTTCATCCTGAGAGAGTGACATGACGAACCTGAACCCGAAGCGCGCGCTCCGGCGCGCCGCCGCTTGCATCGCGCTTGCCGTCGCCACCGCGATCGCGCTGCTCGGCCTGCCGGCACACGCGCAGAAGATCTCGGCCGACCCGACCGCCTCAGCGCTCGCCGGCGGCGAGTTCCTGGCTGGCGTGCAGAGCGGCGCCAACGTCAAGGTGCTGCCGTCGCAGATCGTCACCTACTCGCTGGCCAACTTCACGAGCGTCAACAACCAGGTCGGCACCACCTACACCTATGTCTCGGGCGACCGGGGCAAGCTCGTCACGCACAGCAATGCCAGCGCGATCGCCGGCACGCTGCCGCAGGCCACCGGCTCGTTCGCCGCCGGCTGGTTCGTCTGGGTCCAGAACCGCGGTGCCGGCACGCTGACGATCACGCCGACGACGAGCACGATCGACGGCGCCGCGACCCTGGTGCTGACCACCAGCTCGGGCGCCTACATCGTCAGCGACGGGACGAACTACTTCACGCAGAAGAGCGTGGGGGGTGCCCTGACGAACTTCACCGAATCGGTGAACAGCGCGTCGCCCAACGGCACGATCCCGGTCGTGCGGCTGATCGCCACGAACGCGGCCGCCGGCGTCGACATCGCTTTGACTCCCAAGGGCAGCACGGGCTCGCTCCTGGCCCAGATCCCGGACAGCACCTCGACCGGCGGCAACAAGCGCGGCAACGCAGCGGTCGATTGGCAGCTGACCCGCAGCACCGCCGCGCAGGTCGCCAGCGGCACCAACGCGACGATCGGCGGCGGCGACCTGAATACCGCTTCGGGCAATCAGTCAACGGTCGCCGGCGGTGAGTCGAACACCGCGAACTCTCTCTACGCAACCGTCGGCGGCGGCTCGGGCAATACGGCCGGCTCACGCGGCACGGTCGTGGGCGGCGTCAGCAATACGGTCAGCGGGCTCTATGCAGTCGCTGGTGGCAACACCAACACGGTCGCCGGCACCGGCGCATTCTCCGCCGGTGAAAGCAACACCGGCAGCGGCGACGACTCCTTCACCGTCGGAAAGTCCAACACGGCCGACGCGCAGTATTCGAGCGCGATCGGCGGCAATGCCACCACGCGCACCCTGATCGGGGCCTTCGCGCGGGCCAATGGCCAGCGCAGCGCGCTGGGCGATAACCAGGTGCGCGCGGTGGTGCTCCGTGCCCAGACAACGAGTGCGACCGGCGTCGTCGCGACGTCGAACGCCGGCGCTGCCGGCACGACGAACCAAATCTGCATCCCCACCGGCTCGGCGCTCAAGTTCCGCGCCCAGGTCGTGCTGCGCGACACCGCCACGAGCAATGCCGGCTGGTTCGACGTCTCCGGGGGCATGAAGAATTCCGCCGGCACGGTATCGATCATCGGCACCACCTCGGTCAGCGCATACCAGGGCGACGCCGGCCTCAACACCTCGACGGTCACCGTCAGCGCCGACAACACGAACAAGTGCGTGCAATTCACCAATGGCGGTGTCGCCGCGACGACGATCAACTGGACCGTCGACGTCGAGGCCGTGGAGCTGCAATAGATGGCTGCTCCGGCCCTTGTCGTCTACCCGGGCACGCTGCCGGGCCCGAGCGCCGTGAGGCTCGCGCCGGCGGAGCGGCGACTTCTCTCCGATCTCCCCGGGCCGCAGCAGCTGCGCGGCCTCCAGCGCGACTACCTCGCCGTGGAAGAGCTGGAATGGGGCCTGCTGGATTCGACCGCCGCGCTCGCCTGGGATGCGTGGTGGCGCACCACGCTGAACGCCGGCCTCTCGTGGTTCGCCGCGGCGTGGCCAACGCCGCAGGGCGGCGCGAGCGCGGTGCGGCGATTCCTCGGCACACCGAAGTGGCAACACCTGCCGGGCGGCTTCTGGCGGGTCACCGCGACTGCCGAGCGCCGCGGCCGAGGCCTCGACCCGAAGGTCTACGCCGGCGATCCGTACTTCGCCAACGTCGCTCTGCTGGTGCCCTTCTCGGGCGGCACGAACGGCGCCGCCATTCCGACCGGGACGGCCGGCATCGATCTGAGCTCCTACGGTCATCAACTGGCAGGGGTCGGCGGCAGCGGCATCGGCGGCAAGTACCAGACGACGCCGGCGCGCTATGGCGCGAGCGTCGCCGGCAGCAACACGGACGGCGCGATCAATTTCACGAGCGCCGGGCCGCCGGCCGAGTTCGTCATGGGCACCGCGGACTTCACGGCCGAGTGCGATGCCTACATGGGCATCGTGTCACCGATCTCGATGTCGGCCTTCGGCGTCGGATCTGCCGGCGTCAGCGGCTCGTGGACCTTCGGAAACGGCCCCAGCTCGCCCGACTTCTACCGCCTGGCCTTCTATCGAAATGGCAGCTCGACGCCCTTTCTCACAAGCGCGGCCGAGGTCTGGGACTCGACCAACCTCGGGGCCAACTGGGTGACGATGGCCTATTCGAGGGTGTCCGGCGTCGGCTACCTTTTCGCGAACGGCATCCTGGTTGGAAGCGCAGCCGACGCGACGAACTACACGCTGGCAAGCACAGGGCCGGGGGTCGGCTCGCACGTCGCCGCAGCGAACCCGTGGAAGGGCTACATCGCCAACCTGCGGCTGACCCAGGGCGTCGGCCGCTACACGACGCGCTACCTGCCGCCGATCGGCCCTTATCCGACGTTCTGAAAAATGCCAACGCCAACCTACCTGCCCGCGCGCAACGGCGTCGCCTTCAGCCAGGCCTACGCCGAGGCCATTTCGATCGCGCCGACCACGCGCGTGATGCTTGAGGCGCTGGAGTTCAGGCACTCAGCCTTCCTCGACGCGACCGGCGTGAACTTCGCGGTGCGCATCGTCAACGACTACGCCGACCTGGTGGCCACGCTCGAGGCCAATGCGCCGGCGAACCCGGGCGCCACGGTGACCTTCAGCGCTTGCCCGATCAGCGTGCAAGGCCCCGACGAGACCGACACGAGCCAGGAGCCCTTCATCCAGCTCTCGATCGACGGCGTGAGCCGGATCCTGGTGCAGCAGCTCGACTACGCGATCGCCACGCTCGAGCCGGTGCTGATGACGGTGCGGGTCTACGCCAGCGACGACACGTCGGGCCCGGCGGTGCTACCCGTCACGACGATGACGCTGCGCGAGGTGCGCGTGCTCGAGACACGGGTGACGGCGAAGGCGACCTTCTACGACCCGACCAACAAGGGCTTCCCGCGGCAGGAATACACCGCCGCGCAATACGGAGGCCTCAGCGCGCGATGAACGCCACCATGACGCATTGGGCCGCGGCCCTGATCGGCAAGCCATGGGCGCGCGGCGCCACCGGGCCCGACGCATTCGACTGCTGGGGCCTGGTGCGCCACGCCTTCCTGGTGCGCTGGGGCATCGAGATGCCGGCCGTGGCCGTGGGCGCACTCTACGTCGACGCGCCGGCCAACGTGGCCGCGATCAAGCGCGCCGCCAGCGTCAGCGGCTGGGCGCCGGTCAAGGACAGCCCGCCGGCCGACGGCGACATCGTACTGATGCATTCGCCGAGCGGTCGCCACGTCGGCGTGATGATCGAGGTCGACGGGGCCCTTCGGCTGCTGCACTCCTTCGAGGGCGCAGGCGCCTGCACTCAGCCGCTGGCCGACGTCGGCATGGCCGGCTTCTGGGGCTTCGAGTACTGGAGGCATGCTGCATGAGCGCGCGCCTCGGGTGGCCGCTCGCGCTCTACGAAGGCCTGGCCGCGCCGGCGCCGACCGAGAAGCGCTGGGCCACCATGGCCATCAGCGCGAACCCGCTTGCCGAGCCGACGCTGCTGCGCATCGAGCTGACGCCCGACGCCCGTTTCCTCGACCTGGCGCCGCCGACGGTGCTGCCGCTGATGCTGCGCGTCAACGGGCTATGGCTGCTGCGTTCGGAGTGGTCGCTGCCGGTCTGCGATGACGACCACATCGAGTGGCATCTGCTGCTCCAGGGCGGCGGCTCGCGCGGGATCCTGCAGTTGGTGCTGCTCGTCGTCGCGATCGTCTACGCCTACTACACGGGCGACATCAAGGGTGCGATCCAGATCTTCGCGATCGGCAGCACGCTGGTCAACCTGCTGGTGCCGATCCGGCAGCCCAAGCTCGGGCAGGGCACGTCGCCGGGCAGCGTCTACAACGTGCAGCTGGCCGGCAACCAGGCGCGCCTCAACGAGCCGATCCCGGTCATCTATGGCCGGATGCTCACCTTCCCGGACTTCGCCTCGCAGCCCTACGGCGAGTACAGCAACAACGACCAGTACTACTTCGTGCTGCTCTGCATCGGGCAGGGCAACTTCACGGTCGAGAGCCTGCAGATCGGCAACACGTCGCTGCTGAGCTTCGCCGACGTCAACTACGCGATCCTGCCGCCGGGCACCGCGCCGACGATGGTGCTGCCGAACGTGGTCAACGCGCCCGAGGCGGCCGGGCAGGACATCAAGCAGGGCGTCTACGTCGGCGGTTATGCGGTGTGCGGGCCCGGGCTCAAGGTCTCGGCGGTCGGCCTCGACATCATCTTCGGCGCCGGCCTGGCGGCGATCGACGGCAGCGGCAACGCGCAGAACGCCACGGTGGTGATCGGCTTCGAGGCGCAGCAGATCGACGACTTCGGCGTGCCGGTGGGCAACTGGTTCGCGCTCGGCACCGAGACGATCACGCGCAAGTCGACCACGCCGCAGCGCATCACCTTCAAGTACGCGATCGCCACGGCCGTGCGGCTGCAGGTGCGCATGGTTCGGCTGAACGCCTACATCGACAACCTGAACACGGCCAACAGCCCGACGCTGGGCGGCCTGCGCGGCTACCTGTCGCTGGCCGTGCCGCTCAGCCCGACCGCGACGCACCTCGAGATCCGCATGCGCGCGAGCTCGCAGCTCTCGCAGTTCGCGCAGAACCGGATCAGCGCGTTGGTGCGGCGCAAGATCCGCACCTGGAGCCCGGCCGGCGGCGGCACCTGGAGCGCCGAGGTCGAGAGCCGCTCGATCGGCTGGGCGCTGGCAGATCTCTGGACGAACGCGACCTATGGCGACGGCCTTCCCGACGCCCGCGTCGACCTGCAGACGCTCTACGACCTCGACCAGGTCTGGACGGCGCGGCAGGACCGCTGCGACATCGTCTTCGACTCGAAGGTGACGAGCACCGATGCCGCGGCCACGATCGCCCAGGTGGGCCGTGCCCGGCCATTCGCGCGCGCCGGCGTCAACACGCTGGTGCGCGACCAGCTGCAGACGCTGCCGGTCACCGCCTTCACCAGCCGCAACATGCTGCCTGGCCTCGACATCGGCTACAGCCTGGCCACCGAAGTCACCGCCGACGGTGTGCTGCTCGAGTACTTCTCGAACCGCACCTGGAAGTGGGAGACGGTGACCTGCGCGGCACCGGGCGTCGTCAGCCCTGTGAACGCGCCGCGCGTGCGGCTGCCCGGCATCAGCGGCACGTTCCAGGCGACGCGCGAGGGCCTGTACATGGCCGCGCAGAACCTCTACCGCAGGAAGATGCCCAAGTGGCAGACCGAGCTGACCGGCCTGCTCCCGGCTTACGGCTCGCTGGTGCTTTTCGTGCCCGACATCCCGGGTTATGCGCAGGCGGGTGACGTAACCGATTGGAATGCCGGCACGCTGACGATGACGCTGAGTGAGGCGCCGGTTTTCACCGCGGGCGCGGCCTCGCACTACATCGTGCTTCAGCGCGACGACGGCTCGATGACGGGGCAGATACCGGTGTTGCCGGGCCCGGGCACCAACGACGTCGTGCTGGCCACCGCGCCGCTGCTCGTCGATGGCCTGACGCTGATGCAGATCGTCGTCGACGACGCGAACCGCGAGCGCCCGAAGTACCTCTTCGGCACCAGCGTGCCGACGTCGATGGGCGTGCGCGTGCTCGGCATCACCAAGCGCGCGCGCGATCAGAACGGCGCGCAGATCATCGAGATGACCGGCGTGGCCGAGGACGTGCGGATCCACGCTGTCGACAACGCCTACCTGCCCGGCCCGGGCGCCATCCAGGACCCGGTCGACAGCAGCTCGATCCCGATCTCGGGCGGCGGCTCCGGCGGCGCCGGCGTGGCGATCGTGACGCTGGCCGACCACATGATCCTCGTCGGCCAGGGCACGGGCGCGGGCCTGACCGCATCGTTCACGCTCAACAACACGGGCGTGGCGAGCTGGGTGACGACGGGGACGGGCGGCGGCTCGGGCAACTTCGCGGCCGAGTGGCTGGCGGCCGCTACCGACCCGGCCACGGCGGCGCTCTACGAGGTGCGCGCCACGCTGATATCGGCGACGAGTGTTTTTCTCGTGCCGAGCACCGGCGCGCCGCCGGCGACCTATGGCAGCGGACTCTCGGCCGGCAGCGCGATCGCCGACGGCACCACCTGGCTCAACCTGGGCACGGCGCGCACCTGGGCGGTGGACAGCCTGCTGATCAACCTCGACGGCCTCAACGTCGGCCAGCGCATCAAGCTCGAGATCCGCCAGGTGGGCGGCGCGCTGACCCTCATCACGCACACGATCGACCTGGTCGTGGTCGTCGGACTCTGAGAACCAAGGAACACCATGAGCCAGTTCACCGACTACGCCGAGAACAAGCTCGCCGACTACCTGCGCGGCCAGGGCTCGGCGTTCCTGCCGGGCACGCTCTACGCGGCCCTGGCCAGCGCCGCGAGCGACAGCGCCATCACCGAGATCACGGGCACTGGCTATGCGCGCCAGCCGCTGACGCGGGCGCTGGCCACCTGGGCCGGCACGCAGGCGGCCGGCAGCACGACGGCGAGCTCGGGCACCAGCCACACGACGAGCAACAACAACACGATCAACTACGGCAGCGCCGGCAGCGCCTGGGGCTCGGTGACGCACGTCGTCATCTACGACGCGATCACCTCCGGCAACCCGATCGCCTACTTCCCGCTGGCCACGGCGCTGACGGTGAACAACGGCGACCCGGTGAGCTTCGCGGCCGCGTCGGTGGCCTTCACGCTCGGCGTCTCAGGTGGCTGCACCGACTACCTGGCCAACAAGCTGATCGACCTGATCTTTCGCGGGCAGGCCTACACCTGGCCGGCGACGGTCTACGAGGCGCTCTTCACCGCGGCGCCGACCAACGCCGGCGGCGGCACCGAGGTCTCGGGCGGCAGCTACGCGCGGGTGGCGCTGACGCCGAGCCTGGCCAACATCAGCGGCACGCAGGGCGCGGGCACCACGGTGGCCAGCAGCGGCACGCTCGGCAAGATCAGCAACAACGGCGCGCTCACCTTCCCGGCGCCCTCGGCGAACTGGGGAACGATCGTCGCCGCCGGCGAATACGACGCGAGCACGGTCGGCAACCTGCTCTTCTATGCGCCGCTGAACACCAGCAAGTCGATCCTGAGCGGCGCCAGCGCGCCGGTCTTCAATGCCGCGACGCGCAGCTGGACCTTGGCCTGATCGGAGACATCGACCATGACCCTCGACGTCGACGATGACAGCGGGCCGGTGCCGTTCGACGGCCGGCCGGACGAAGCCGCCACGGAGAACCCGACGACGATCGCCGCGATCACCGCGCGGCTCAACCGGGGCGGCCAGCGGATGGCGCGCTTCGAGCTGCGCATGAAGAACCTCGAGGACTCGGTCAGGGCCAACACCGCGCTGACCAAGGCCGACCACGACATGACGCAGGAGATCCGCGACTTCATCACCAACGTCAAAACCGGCATCTACGCCGTCGCCAGGTTCGGGCGTGGCCTGGCCAGGCTCGGCATCTGGATGCGCAGGGCGGTGCTGTGGGCCGGGCCGCCGATCGGCATCGTCGTGGCCGCCTGGCACGGCGCCGGCGACGCGATCAAGAGCTGGCTCCACTGGGGGAACTGAAATCATGAAACAAGCGATCAGGCAGATGCTCACCGGCCGCGACAACCTCACCGTCGACGCGTTTCGCGTGCTGGCCATCGTCGCCGTCATCGTCGGGCTCGTGCTCGAGTGCGCGGTGGTGTTCTTCAAGCTCGCGGGGCAGACCTTCAGCCTGCAGGAGTACGGCATCGGCTTCGGCGCGTTGCTGCTCGCCGCCGGCGGCGCGCTGAAGCTCAAGGCCGACACCGAGCCGAGCGACTCGATGTCGATCACCACCAAGACCGAGACCAACGTGACGGAGACCTCGAAGTGACCACCGCCATCATCACCGTGGCGGCGCTCGTTGCCGCCGGCCTGCAGCCGACGCAGGCGCGCCTCTTTGCCGAGCCGCTGCAGAAGGCCTGCACCGCCTTCGACATCGGCACGCCGGCGCGCATGGGCGCCTTCGTGGCGCAGTGCCTGGTCGAGAGCCAGGGCTTCACGCGCCTCGAGGAGAACTGCCGCTGGTCGACGCCGGAGCGGATCCTCAAGTTCTTCCCGCGCGAGGTGCCGAACATCGACGCGGCGATGCAGCTGGTCAACGCGCCGGAGAAGCTGGCCAACGTCGTCTATGCGAACAAGAACGGCAACGCCGGACCTGAGAGCGGCGACGGCTGGGCCTACCGCGGCCGCGGCGTGCTGATGCTCACCGGGCGGCACAACTACTACGACGCCAGCGTCGAGCTCGGCCGGCCCTACGTCGAGACGCCCGACCTGGTCGGCATGCCCGAGGACGCATGCCTCACGGCTGCCTGGTTCTGGAACACGCACCGGCTCAACGTGCTGGCAGACGCCGGCCTCAGCGACGCGATCACGCGGCAGATCAACGGGCCGGCGATGGACCAGGCGCAGCTGCGCAAGCAACGCACCGAGGAAGCGGTGAGGGCATTCGCATGAGCACAGAAGAACGCATCGACTTCGGCGGCGGCGTCGTGGGCTACTGGCTTGACTGGTCGCCCGATCGCAGCATCCCATCGAACGCGCAGCGGTATCAGGGTATAGCTGACATCCCGAGATCGACTCTAGTGCTGGAGCACGCGCACCGCGTCTACGGCACGCCCTGCGAAGGGCATGTTTCTCCTGATGTGCCGAACGCGCGCGAGGTGTTTGGCCCTGATCGTCCTCTCTGGCAAGTGCAGAGCTGGGAGCCGCTGACGCTCACGCCAAGCGTCCTTTGCTCGTGCGGCTGGCATGGCTACATCACGAACGGCCGCTGGGTCAATTGCTGAACATCTTTCAACCGCTCAAGGAGCATCACCATGGACTTCCTCATCCCAATCGCGCTTGCCATCGTTGCGCTGCCGATCCTCGGCGTCGTCGGGCACAAGCTCTGGCTCAAGTACGCGCCCAGCGCCGAGGCCACGGCCTACAGTAAGGGCATCAAGGTCGTGCAGCAGCTGGCCAGGCTCAACGCCGAGCCGACGGCTGCCGAGAAGGCCAAGGCCGCGGCCGCGCAGGCGAAGGTCGACGCCATGCGCGCCGAGTTCAAGGCCGAGCTCGCCAAGCTACTGGTGTGATGGGCCTGTCGCTCGAGGTCAAGCTGCTCGCCATCCTGGCGCTGCTGGCCGCGCTGTTCGCCGGCGGCCGCGCGCTGGTGGTGGCGCACGATCGCCGCGCGGTGGCCGACGTCGAGGCGGGCTACGCGCGCCAGGCGCTCAAGGCGACCGAGGCGGCGGTCGCCGAGGGCGACCGTCGCGACGCGGCACAACAGGAGATCTCGAATGAAGCGCAACGACAGACGGCCTTGGCTCGGGCCCATGCTGGTGACACTGGTCCTGCTCTCGAGCGGCTGCAGCAGCGCGCCACACTCGCCCTCGGTGGTGGCATCGCCCCGCATCCCGCCGCTGCCGGCGGAAGCGCGCCAGCCGCCGACCCCGCCGGAATGTGCGTCGACCTGCTCGGCCGCGTTGGCCAGCTCGCTCGACGCTACGCTGCCATCGCCGACGAGCGCGGCATCGCAGGCAGCGCCTGCCAGGCCAGCTACGAGGCCTTGAACCCCGCAGCGCAGGCGCCTGCGGGCGCGCCGCTTGCCGCCGCGTCGGCACCCACTACCGGAGATCCACCATGAGCGACGACAAGAAGAAGACCGGCCTCGACCGTAAGCTGATCTCGCTGACCGAGGCCTACGAGGTGCGCGACTGGTGCAAGTCGCTGGGCTGCACCGAGGCGCAGCTGCGCAAGGCAGTGGCGGCCGTGGGTCCCTCGGCCGCGAAGGTGCGCGCCTGGCTCAAGAGCCAGAAGTAGCGCTAGTCGACCGAGACGAGGTCGAGGCTCGACTCCCAGCCGAACCTGACGACAAGCTCCCACGTGCGCCGCTTGCCGGCTTCGACCTGGACGACGGCCTCGTTGCCGTTCCCGCTGCACAGGCGCCCGGCCATGCGCGCTGCGATCACGTGCTCGCCTGGCGGCAGGTATAGGGTCACCTTCTCGTCTCGCTGCAGATCGGCCACCGGTCGGCCGTCGACCAGCACCCGGGCACCGCAGCCGCTGCCGGCGAAGGTGCTCTCGCGGTGCACGATCAGGATCCCCGTTCCGGGGGCTGCCGTCGTCAGCGTCGTCGCGAACGAGGGCGGTGCACTGGCGCAGCCGGCAAGGGCGCAGGTGATGAGCAAGGCGGCGAGTCGGTGTTGCATGTCCGGGTGACTTCTGGGTGACTGGTGTGCGGCGGCATAATGCGCTGCGGGGCGGTGCGAATGTGTGCCGTTCGTCGCGCTTCCCTCGTAAGAGTGCGAGTCGTTCAGGCTACGAACCAAGGGGTCGTGGGTTCGATTCCTGCCAGCCGCGCCAATAAAATCAAGTAGTTAGACGACGCGCCCCTTCGGGGGCGCTTCCATTTGGGTGACCGGTTGGGTGACTGTTCACCGTCTCCTGAGCCGTCGGCTCAGCCAGTCAAGCGCAAAGGCGAGCAGCTCGTGCCTCCACTGCTGCCAAGTCATGCGGACTTCGTGGACCTCCAGCGTGGTGGCAGTCGTCGCTCTCGCAATCTTTAGGCGTGGCCGGGTGAGCAGCTGCCGTAGCGTCGGCTCGGGCGGCATGCGCACGAGGCTACCGGGCTCGAAGCCGTGCGGCGTGCTGGTGGTGTAAACGGTTAGGCGCCTCATCGCTCGGCCGCCGGCTTGGCCGGAGGCTCAATCCCGCGGATCATGTTGAAGGTCGCGTCGACCAGGCCGCCGAGGTTTGCCTGCTGCAGCCCCTTCCAGAACAGCAGGATGTGCCAGGCATCGCCCACTGGCTTGAGCGTGATGCTGTCGAAGTGGCAGCCGTCGAAGAATGGGTGCGCGCCGCCGGCGTAGACGAAGACGCAGTCGTTGAAGCGGCATTTGTAGTACTGGTTGCCATCGAGGGCAACCTCCTGATCGGCGAACGTCTTGCCGCTGAACTTCATGAATTCACGATCCTCAGAATGGTCGTCCGGTCCCGCGTCGCGCTGACCTTGTTGGCGGCGTCGACCAGGCGGGCGATGGTGGCGGTGGCGTAGTGCTGGGGCATGCCTTGGATGGCGTGGCCGAGCAGCAGGGCGCGGTCTTCTTCGGCGACGCCGGCGTCGCGCAGGCGCTGGGCGTAGGTGTGGCGCAGGTCGTGCACGCGCACCTGGGGCAGCTTGGCCGCGGTGCGCGCGGTCTGGTAGCCGCTGTTGTTGATGGTGTCGACGGCCGACCAGGCCATCGCAGGCGCCTGCGCCACGTTCTTGACGCGCTCGCGCCGCCAGACGAAGACGTGGTCGACGTCGTCGCCGGCGGCCGCGTTGCGCGCGATCGCGCGGGCCTCTTCGACGATGCGCCAGGCCACGTCGTTGAGCACGAGCACGTGCGGCCGCTTGCTCTTGAACTCCTCGGCCGGGATCAGAAAGACGCTGCGCTCGAGTTCGGGCACCGGGCGCTCCCAGCTCCAGAGCAGGCCGCAGATGTTGTCGTCGCGGGCGCCGGTGTTCACGGCGAAGGTGACCATGCGCTGCAGGTGCGGCGGCAGGGGCTTGAGCAGCTCGGCCTGCTCGGCCCAGGTGATGGGATAGGGCTTGCGGCCGCCGCTCTCGTCGAGCATCTCGATCAGGGGCGCGGCGCCGAGCCAGGGCTTGCCGCCGGCGCGCCAGACGCGCGCGGCTCGGTTCATGATGGTCCGGGCTACCTCGAGCGATCGGTTGACTGTGGCGGGGGTCTTGCCGGCGACCAGGCGGTCTTCCTTGAACTCCTCGAAGCTCTGGTCGCAGACGTCGGCCATCGTCAGGCTGCCGACGTAGGGGTCGAGCAGGAGGATGTGATAGGCGATGACGTCGACGGTGCGCACGCCCTTGGTCTTGCACTCGCTCAGGTAGCGCTTTGCTCCGCTAGCGAACAGGCGCTCATGGCCCGGTCGTAGTTGCTCTTCGCGCCCGGCGTCGACGTCTCGCTGCTTGCGGATGAGGCAGGCCTCGGCCTCTTCCTGGCTGACCTGGCCGAGGCGGGCGTGGATGCGCTCGCCGTGCCAGACCTTGTCGAGGTGTCGGGTGCCGTCGGGCTGGAGGTGGACGCCTCGGGTTCGGGTCTTGGCCATGGGGCGTTGTCCTTGTGCTGGCCGGCGGCCTTGCGCTTGGCGATGTCGGTGCGGCCTGGGCGACCGTGCTTGGCTTTATACGCCTCGAAGATCGCGTCGAGGTCGAGTCGATCGTAGGCGACACCGTGCGTGCCGTAAGGCACCTCGATCAGGTGCGGCCGCACCTCGGTGTCGAAGCGGTTGCGGTCCATGGCCAGGTAGGCCGGGGCGTCGCGCTGGCGGATGACGCGGGGGAGGGTCATGCGGTCGCCGTCTCTGAAATTGCCGAGCAGCTCGGGGCCCCCACCCCGAGCCCCTCGCCTCCGGCGAGCGGGAATACCGCGCCCATGGCTTCGCCATCGGCGCAACGCTTCAAAGGAAAGACGGCGCTGGCGCTCATCAAAACACCCGCGTGAAGCTCGCGCTGACGCTATGCCCGCGCCGACGCGCCGCATTGGCGACGACGGCGCGGTCGTGGTGGCTATGGCTGGCCTGGCCGAGCAGGCCGAGGTAGCTATTGGCGACCTGCCAGACGTCGGCGGCCGGCATGGTGGCCAGGCGGCGCAGCGCCACGCGCACGGTGCGCGGCCTTGTCGTGCGATGCCACGGCCGGATGACGTGGCCGACGAAGTCGATGCCGCGAGCAACGGGCTGCAGGATCGTCTTGCGCGGGTTCAGTTCGACGCCGAGCCGCTCAGGCAGGAAGGCCTCGATGCGCGCATGCGCGGCGCCGAGCCACGCCGGCGACTCATGGATCAGGATGAAGTCGTCGACGTAGCGGATGTAGCGCGGCGCGCGGAGCTGGTGCTTGACGAGCTGGTCGAGGTCGTTGAGAAAGACGTTGGCGAAGAACTGCGACGACAGGTTGCCGATCGGCAGGCCTCGCTCGGCGGGCGCATTGAAGAGGCTCTTGTGCGGTGGCACCAGGGCGAGCAGGCCGGCCGGGCTGCGCACGTCGACGTCGGTGCGGGGATCGTGCAGCAGGATCGTGTCGGCCAGCCAGCGCCACCAGGGCGCGAGGATCCGCGCGTGCAGCTGCTGGCGCAGCACGCGCTTGTCGATCGCCACGAAGAAGTTGGCCAGGTCGCACTTGAGGTAGTGGGCCGGCTTGCTCCAGTTCTCGGTGGCGCTGCGCACCTGGTGCTCGAGGCGGCGGGCGGCATAGAGCGTGCCGCGGCCGGGAATGCAGGCGCACGAGTCGGCGACGAAGGCGGCGTGAAAGCCGGGCGAGATCTCGTTGTAGAGCAGGTGGTGCACGACCCGGTCGGCGAAGTCGGCCGCCCACACCTCGCGGGGCTTGGGCCGGGTGACGACGAAGCAGATCGACCGGCCGGGGCGGTAGCTGCCGTCGACCAGGCGCTCGTACAGGTTGCAGAGGTTGCGCTCGAGCTCGGCCTCGAATGCGAGCGCGCTGGCGCTGTTGCGCTTGTTGCGCCGGCAATCGAGGTAGGCGGCGACGAGCGACTCGAAAGAGAAGGGGGCGACGGATGAATCTGCGGACGGCGCGGGCGAGGCCCTCGTAGCTCTTGTCGTTGTTGTTCTGGTTGCCGTTGTTGAAGTTCTGGTTCCAGGCGTTGTCAGCCGAGTACTGCGTCGTGATGTGCTTTCAAGGTCGCCCTGCCGATCGCTCAGCGGGGTAACTGCGCCGGGCCCGGCCTGGCGTTGGCCAGCGGTCTCCGTGCTGCGCGTAGCGGTGCCCTCGTGAGGCAGCGGCACAACCAGATTCATGCGCACGGGCACGAGGGCCTTGACCGTCATGCTGCAGGCGCCCTGTCGCGGGAAGACTTGAGCCAGCCGCCACCTTGCTTACCGATGCTGTCGAGCAGCTGCGTCGCCTGCGCCCAGAGCTTGTTGGACACGTAGCGCTTCTCGAAGGCGACGCGCAGCAGGATGGTGACGACGTGCTGCAGCTTGAGCAGCTCCTCGATGTGCCGCGCACGCTCGGCGCGCTGGGTCGCGTTGGCCAGGGCCATCGCGTTCAGCATGTCGATGCAGTGCGCGCCGATCTTCTCGCCGAGCGAGCGCTTGAAGTCGCGCGGCATCTGCCGCTGGACGTCGAGCGCCAGCGACAGCAGGTCGCAGCCCTTCTTGTAGATCGGAAGCTCGGTGTGCAGCACGGTCGGCTCAAAGGATCAAAGGATCAAATTGCCAATCTGCGGACGGCGCGGGCGAGGCCCTCGTAGCTCTTGCCGTCGTTGCCCTGGTTGCCGTCGCCGAAGTCCTG